GTTCTGGGCCAGCGACCGCCGTACTCGTGTGCGTATAGACCGACCCGTCCCCCATGGTGAACACGCCAGCCTGCGAGAAGCTGAACGCATCGATCGTTCCGTTGTCCATGGTGAGGAAGCTGGAGCCAGCGTCGTCTGATTTAAGATTTAGGACAGTGCCATTAAAATTGGGGCCAACACCCTCTAAATTAACTAAATCATTAGTAAAAGCAGCTACTGGAGTATGTGTAATCGATGCAAGAGTATCTGGCCCTGTATATGCTACTGTGCCATTCTTGAATAGCACGTCTCTTAATGTACAAATTGAACTACGTTTTACTGTCATTTTCGTTCTCCTGGCGACTAACTCGAATAATCACTAATCTTTTTAATAATTTGTTTACCACTTATCTTACCGCATTTTCTTCGAAACCACTTTCCAGTCACCGTCGTCTGCTCCTGTTGATGCGATTACTCTTACTCTAAACTGTGTTACAGCTAAAGGAGAGTCAACGAACCAGAAGCTATTATCCACGCCGCTATCTACACCAAAAAGAGCCTGAGTCATATCTTGATAAGTACAACTAGCGGGAGCGAGATCGTCATCTGAAGCATCAAGATAATACTCTAGATTTCCAGAGCCTTGATCTGTCGTAATCTGGAAAGAAGCATAACGATAATCATCCATCGAAAGATAGTAAGGATAAGTACCATCCGAACCATTAGTAACAGCAGCAAGAATCTCCTTGTAATATATACCTGAACACACAGAACTCTCTAGCGCAGCCAAAGTATCGCTGATCTGACGTAACTGAGCAGCCTCAGAGCCTGTAGCGCTAGCAGCATCGCCAATGGAACCTAAACGAATAGTCACAGGACTATCGTCAGCTTCTGTCATTCGTTGAGTACCTGCACTTGAGTTACCAGTATCGGTATCGATAGGAATACCATCTAGCCGTTTGATATCAGTATCTGCACCAACAGTGATAGTAGCACCACTATCCAATACCAATTCGGTGTCTGTTCTTAAAAGAAACTGTCCAGGATTTGCTGGATCCTCGACAACCGTTACCGGCATTCTCAATCCACTATCGGCCGTAATACCTTCAAACAATGCATTGATTGCATTAGTATGCTTGCCTACTCCTGAACCAGTCATCTCTTCCTCCTAGATATAGATCGACAAAATGCTTCCGTCAATACCAATTCGAATAGGTAAGTCATCTGAGTTTTCGCCACCAGAAACGTTAACAGATGGATCATCTACTACAGCTGCAGCTTTCACTTTCACATGATCTGGCGTGACAGCACCTAATGCTTTTGAAAAAGTAACAGTAATCGGATTCACCCTGGACAGCGGGATATTATAATCTCTGTTTGCTGGGTCAGTCTCGCTTACCGCGAAGATGACCCCTGAATCAGCTGACGGATCCAGTCCGATAACTGAAGTAGAGACAGTTGATGGAATGCTCTGGATACTACCAGTGCCACTAGTAAAGTCCCACTCGAGGATACCAGTCGTATCATCTGGAACTGTGACTACACACGAGAACTTATCACCTGTCGCAAATGTCCCCTCAGAACCAAACTGAGCATAGACACCATCCTCCATAGTCTTCTTGGATAGATGAGTCTTGTAGGGACCATGAACAATGATGGGATTTGAACTCCTCCACCATTGGTACGTTGCTGTACCTAGAGCTCCAGCAGTAACAATTTCCGTATAGAAAGTATCGTCACCAGCATCAGTATATGTGCCACCTATAGTACAAGTAGCACTACCAGCACCAGCCGTCTTATTTGTATCAAAGACACTACGCTTACGGATACCCAGGTTATCCCCTGAGTCCTTGCCTACTAACCGAACCAAGAAAGTTGTGTTTGCCACCATGGGCCTGGTGGGAGTAAACGTAACCTTAGTCCTAAAGTCGCTACCAGCCCCAGAGTAATCGAATCCACTGTAGGGATTTAGGTTGTCGTTATCAACTCGACTAAAGGTGACGGTCCCCTCGAGGATGCCACCCATCTCCGTACTCGAGAACAGATCTTCAGCATCGGCAGTATACTCTCGCCCCCTATTCCAGTTGAGCATGAACGGACCGTTATAGCTATCGTTGTTTGGTCCCTCAATATGAAAATTGTTTTCAACAGAGTTTTCGTCCATCTCTTCAGAAAAGATGATCTGTACAGTGGAGAGTAGGGGAATCTGTTCTGCATCATCTGCAGGATAGACAGAGTCTATAACTGTGGAAATAGCGACATCGGTCATCTAGACTGCTTCCGCCTCCGTACCCTCAACTCTAATCTCTCGACTTTCATAGTCGATAGTGAACTCACGGCCCGCATCATCATCATCGAGGACAGCTAGTCCATCCTTCTTGAGATTGCCTTGCCACTGAGTATCATCATAGTCAGCATCAGTCATCTTACTTCTGACATCTGCGATAGTTGTTTCCAAACCTCCCACGACATCAGGACGAGGCTTACGCTTGTCACTCTCTAACTTAAGGGCAATAAGCAAGAACGGCAGATCATTCGAGGTTCTGTCCCCTAGAGTCTGTAGAATCGTTGTAAACCGCTTACGTAGAAAAACCTTAGCTTCCTTAGTAAGACGCTCAGTCTTAGCCCGACGCTGCTCGAGCATCTGATCAAGCATCTCTGGATCGTTATCGATATCTACGTCTCGTTCGTCACCACCAGCAATCACTGGAACCATTGCGGAAATAGCTGGAACTACAGGCAGGGCTGGCTGAGCCATCCCCATATCTGGTAGAGCAGTAGTATCTGGACGTGTGATCTTTCGATTTAGAAGGTCTCGATAGACAATTTGCTTTTGAAAAGGAGTCAGAGTATCCCAGTTAAATTCAACTGGACCTGGGTTTTCCCAAGTAAGATTAAGGTCATCCCGACCATCTAGAAACCATAATGAAAGTCGATCTGCGTTGAGTTGAATCTGCATTCTGCCCGCTCCTTTTGTCTAGGGTCTTAACTATACCATCCCCTGAAATTTTATCATAACCACGGCTGATGTAAAGAAAAGGAGAGCCCTGCGAAAACAAGGCTCTCAGATTTAGTGTGGATTAGGGAAGGCTACTAGAGGACTGACGCTGTCGCGGTGATCGGAGCTAGCACTGAGGCGCTAACATCTAGCGTAGTCTGCGCAGGTAGGATTACCTCGTTGGGTACTACGTGTACGTTCTTCAGAGTCACGATGCCTTGTCCCTCTTCGAGTACGACGGTCGCATAGCGCTCCCGAATCTTGAGCTTCTGCATGTCCCGAGCAGCGTCTTCGAACTGCTCTGTGGTGGGATCCTCGTCCTGCAGGATTGCGCCTACGGCCGAGCTGTCACAGAGGATAATGTCTGTGAGCTTACGGTGCGGAATAAACCGAACCAGTGGTGAAATGACCATACGTAGTGGGAAGGGCCAGCGGTCTGGGAGCTTCGGTGAAGAAGTCAGAAGCTGGTTGTATTCCTTCTCTCCGGTTGGAGTCGCGCTTGAAGCGCCGCCACCAGGAATTATGATGTTACCGCGTCCTGGACCAGCCTGGCCACCAGCATGTCCACCGAATGGGTTAACATTCTGAGCACTACCATTCCAGCCACCGAACCAAACACCACCACCTGCCATACGAGCGAACTCGCGGAGGTATGGATCCTTCAGGAACATCGCAAACGCGAGTGGATGCATGATTAGAGTATTAGGATTATAGCCATTTGACATCAGGAGCACCCAGGCATCCATAAGGTCATCTAGAGTCATAGACCCGTTGGCATTACCCTGCATGTCCCGACCGTGCATGACACCGTGAACCGAGCCTGTCGGAGTCACGTTATCGAAAGCACGAACACCAAGAGCAGTAAGCATCTTGGAGCACTTAGCTTCCTTCCAGCGAGCAAGAGCCTGCCCACCCTTACGAAGCATCATACCGATGACATCGAACTGACTGTAGCGGATCATCTCGTCAGTGATCCTCACTGCTAGACCGGACTTGCCAATCTTTGCAGTGACTGTGCTGCCGCCCCAATCAGGGTACCGCTCAGGATACTCACCGGATTCCGGGATATCCGCAGCGTAGAGAGCTCCGATTGTTGGGAACTCGATGATATGAGCACCAGAAGTAAATCGCAGTGTTTGGAACAGCTGCGAGATCATCAGGTTAGGCTCAACTGCATCGCGAACCACGGTCTCAACTACACGATTCAGGAGAGGAGTGGCGTTTGAAGTCGCCAGGACGTCCTCCATCTTCATGTGCTCACCAGACTGGTTACGACCAGTGGTGAACAGGAACATATAGTCCTGGAATAGTTGTAGGTCCTCAGCTGTAACTTCGTCCAACTGACTCTCTGGGACGTCTGTGGTCAGGGTATCACTCATTTCTTATCTCCTCTCCTTCGTTTTTCTTTTCTCTATCGGTTAAACATGTTTACGCGAACGATGAGGTTAGAAGCGCCAGCCCAGTGAACATTAGAAGGCACGCCACCAGTCGCAGTACCAGCTGTCTGGTCAGCCTGTCCGTCATAACCAGGAAGCAGACCGGTACCACTCATACCTGCGATAGCAGGCTTATACGCACTCATTACTCGGTCGAGTAGACCTCGGCCCGCTGCGTTGAAGACTCGCCATACCTGACCCATGGTCTGTTGGATGGACGGATCTGCATCTACGACCCAGTTGGAGTTTGGATCACCCTTCAGGAAGTCGCCGGGGCGAGGGTTACCTACGCACGTGGCGATCTTAGAAACAGTTGCCGGGACATCAGCGTAGTGGTAATACGAGATGGTGTAAGAACCTAGCGCTAGGCCTGCAGTTCCATACACACTCACAACACCAGTCCGAGGCTGGAGATACCAGTCACCCGCAGTGGCGATATCGGCCCGAGCCTCTACCTCATTCGCAAAGCGAGTTGAGGAGTCAGTCTCTGCACTGTCAGCGAAAGTAATAGCTGTTCGAACTGTATTCGGAGCTACTGGCTTGCTAGTCAGAGCAGCACTGTCTAGGATATTAGAACTTGCATCCTTGGTTAGTGCCCCAAGAGCTGTGGCGGTCTGTACGCCAGGAACGATCGGAAACTCGAGATACGCATCAGTAAGAATTGCGACACAATGCTGCAGATTAAAGTTGTACTGTCGTAGGCCAACAGGATTACCAGGAGCATCACTTGACTGCTCATAAGGATCGCCTGCCTGCTCGTCATAGCCTGAGTCGTAGTCAAAAGCGTCCTGGAAGAAGTCAAAGTGTGCGGTGCCGATAGGAGCAGAGACTTCCATGGTCGTGCCTGTCCGACCCATAAAGTTACCTACGTCAGCTACATTGAAAGTGCCGATGTCAGCAGTAAGTAGCTCAGTACCAGTACGACAATCAATTACTAGCTCGTCCACGTCAGTGGAAGTGTAAGTAATAGTGCCTGACTGATACTGTGAAGGAGCTACCCGCCCATCGTTGTCCAGGGCGACTAGCTTACCAGCCATGACGGTCTTGTAGACTTCTAGCTTCTTATCGCGGAACTGTACCGGGAGCCAAGCTGCGCAACGCAGATCCTCCGCAGGTACGAGACCTTCCGAGATTACGAAGTTCGGAGTAAAGTTACCTAGATGGTCCCATGCTTTCTTCGGGATATCCAGCTGTCCTAGTGTTCCAAAACTCATTTATTTATCCTCCTCTAAACTTTCTTCGGATCAATGGAAGGTAGAATACCTTGCTCACGGAGATCTGTTAGATACATCTCAGCCTGAGCCGCACCATCTGCCGAACCAAATCGACGTGACATGAGCTCAGTTGCGATATGATCTAGCATCTCTTTTGTGACCTTGGGTTTTTGATCTGCGTTAATTGCATTATTAGCTGTTGGATCTTGGATTTCTTCTGTGCCATCGATAGTGTTTGCCATTCCACTATTTAATCTACCAGTAATTTCCTTCGTGTCAAGTCCCGCTACCAATTCTTCTTCTTTCGAATCAAGTGCTTGGGCGTCTTCGGCTAGAAGCTCTTCCCGCGCCTGGTCGTAATCCTCAATTTTATCCCCGTTTAATAGCTGGATCTGAAGGACCCGATCTACCTTATATTCCCGGATTACCCGGACTTTATCACCAAGTTCGTCTTCCATGACTTCATTCTCGGCCCGAAGCATCTTAGCCTCATCCTCGAGAATCTCGAAGTTCGCATCTAGCTCCTCGAGCTGCTTGACCATTTCATCATGCTTGGCTTCAAAGTTTGCACAAGTATCACATTCGTCTGTAGTGACTAGCTTGAGCTCTACCATCTTATCAAATACCTGCTTGTTGAGAGCCTGTAGCTCCTCAGCAGTCATGGCATCAAGGCCAACCTTGTTAGCCTTCTCTGTGCAACCCATGGCCTTACCTCTACGCTCAATTCGATTAGCAATCTTCTTGGTATCAGCAGAACCCTTGTAACTATACACAAGAGCCTTAGCCGCAGCGTAATGGGCTGCGTCTGTCACCGGGAAACTGTTGTTGGGGCCACAGCACTGTGAAGCCCGAAGATCCTTTCGTTTCTCAGGAGAAAGCTTGGCCTCATCAGCCATTCCCTCTTCCATCCGATCAGAGATCTTTCCTACAACTTCATCAGTTAGATGCTCAGCTGTAAAGTCCTTGATCTCATCAAACCAGTCTGCCTCTGGCTCATCAGTACTCTTAGCTGGCTCATCTACAGGCTTTGGCTCGTCTGCAGGTTTGTCATCAGGTGCATCTGTGGCAGGTACCTTCGGCTCTGGCTCAACAGCAGGTTCTTCTGCTGGAGTCTCTGGCTCTGTATTGTCTGTATCAGACTTGGAGTATTCCTTGGGAATCTTGAACTTGAGTCCGTCCAGAGTCTCGTCTAGACCATCGTTGGGCCAGGAAAGAGAGTCATTGAACTTATACTCATCTGCTAGCTGATGACACTTCAGGTGAAGTTTGATATTAGCAGGAGTCATGTCATTGATGCCATCCCAACTAGCAATCTGATGGAGTGAGTTGTGGACTCGAATAAATAGAGATTTCTCCTCCACGCTTTCTGGCTTGAAAGCATCAAGCATCTCGATCTGTTTTTCGTCGTCCAGCTTCATGAAGTCAACTACCTTCATTTTTTTGTCCCTTCCCTTATCGTTTTTTACCGCTTGTACAATGCCATCTAGTTCTTCCATGTGATCTCTAATCTCATAAATGTTTGGTCCTCTGTCAGTCAGAGAAACCATAAAATCGCTATCTTGACTTGCTACGAACATCTCACTGATTGAAGACATAGCATTTTTCAGCAAGAAACCTTCGGAAGCAGAATCACTGCCAAGCTTCACCTGGTTCGTAACCTCCACGGTTGCGAACTGATCAGCTGGGACAGGCACTGCAGTTACTTCTCTGTAATCAAAATTACCGAAGATATAGAAGTTAGGATACTCATTCCCATCGTCATCCTGGTAGACCTTGCCTCTAGGGTGATCACAACCACCGCTCTTGAGGCTTCTCTTACAGTGCCAACAAACCATATCGTCTGTTGCTTGAGAAGTAGAAACAGTCAAGTAACGTCCATCTACAATCTTCTGAATTGCATCAGGATCGATTACTCGCACCAAGAGTTCTACATAGCTAAGGCCTTCCCAACTTTTATCAGCTAGAAGACCATACTTCATCATCTTCTGGATGCCCTTGTACATCCGATTCGCACCATTGTCCTGCATCAGACCATTGACGGAGTTCAAGCTATCCTGAGTGACCATCTTGTAGTTGTCTGAGAGGTCAACGAATCCAGCATCTGCTACACGACCGATAGCCTCATTGGAGCTCTCTTCCATAGGACGAAAGTGACGCGACAAGAAAGGCTTGGGGTAGGGCTGAGTGAATGTATGTAGGGAATCACGTTGCCGATAAGGAACATAAAGTACCTTGTTACCATTAACGATGCCACCATGGGTGGCCTTCATTTTGATGAACAGATCCTGAGGACCATTACTATCTCGGTAAGCAGCATCGAGAACCTTTAGCTTCTCAGGAACGAGCTTAGGAATCTCGAGACCGAAACTATCTTGGATTAGAAATTGGTCTTCTTGGTCACTCATTATTTACCACCAGTTGATTTGGTACAAATAGCAGAAGCGGCGGACTTGACCTTCTTGTCAGTCCACTTTGCGTTTTTCTCTTTCAACTGTGCCTTGACCTTCGTCATGCAACTCTCCGTCTTTTCGCCATCTGAGGTTTCATCCTCTGGCTCGTTATGGAATACGTCCAATTGGACCTTACAGTGACATCCTGGATGGAATGGAGATAGTCTCTCTGGATTGAAGTAGAGACTATTGACATCTGTTACAACCAGACTTTCTGAATGATCCGCACAAGTTTCGCAAGGATCGTCTCCATTCTCTATGGTTGCAACTGGGAATTTTCCGAGACCTTTCTGGAGTGTGATCTTTCCATCTTTACCGACAGTGACAAACTCTCCACCCAAAAACCCCTTATCCTCTAGCCAAGTCCTGGTACTTCCCCATGTCTTAGCCAGCTTAGTCTCGAAATCACTTAAAAAATTCAGTCGAAATTCCAAAGAATCGAACCTATCTCCAATAGCAAGCTCTGGTGAAATTTTACCATCTTGGACATTCTTGTCAATTAAAGCCCTTTCGATGTTATGATACAGTTTATCAATCAGTCGCTGTGTGTACTTCTCAGCTCTCTCATCTAGCGTCCTGATGACATCGATCGGAATGATCGTCTTATTGATCCCAGCCCGGTATCCATCATGCTGAACTCTCGAGATTCTCTTCTTAAGATTAGTCTGTCCTAGCTTGAGCAGGCTGTAAATATGATCATGATCTCGCTTACTTAGATCTTCCTTAGTCCTCACGAAGTCGATTACGGCCAACCGAATCTGTCCGTACTCATCTAGTAGCTCGCTATCCCTATAGACCTTACGGTTGCGGATCAGCTTACCCTTTGCTTCTAAGGCATCGGACATCTCAAGCTCGTCCTTCTTGCGGGTTGGGACACCAGACCCATGCTGGTTCTTAGGTTTCACTTTTGCGGAAATATTAGACTTAGGCTTAGCCTTGGCCTTGGAACCACTTGCAGTAGGCTTGGAAGCTGCTCCAGCCTTGCGCACTGCAGTCTCTCGATTCAGAATTGCCGCCTTGCCTGCCTTGACGTCACCCTCTTCAACGCCAGTTCCTCGTGCTCGAGCAGAAGCCAAGGCACCCATGGAATATGGATCCTGTCCAGCCTTGAGCAGAGCTAGCGGTTTTTCGAAAGCACTAAAGTAAAGCTCCTCAAAGTCCTCGTCTCCATCCTCGAGGTTAATCGGATCTCGACCGATCTCCTGCCTTAGTTCTCTGTGGGTAATAGCCTGCTTCACAAACATATCAAGATAGTGATTCTCGATCTTTACCTTGTAATCTGTATCAATCTCAGCCCAGCTGAGTGTAGTCTGTGTTCCATCAAAAATATTCTGTAGAGACATAAAGCTAGACTCGAGCAGTAGCTCTTGAATGACCTCACGGTCAAAGATCTCTTTAATGATGAGTTGGATATCCCGCACTGAATCAATGAGACTACGGCTGAGTGAATCAGCTGAAGCTCGGTTAGCAGTATCAGCTATACCGATATCTACTGAAGAAATTCCCAGGCCACCAAGGACACGCTGCTGAAAGTAGCTCAGGTACTTTGTTGCGTCGAGAACCTTACCTTCAATACCAAGAAGCTTGAGCTCATGTCGATGAGTGGTAATAATACCACCCTCTGCAGCCATCGCCTGTAGCTCTGATCGAGCTACCATACACTCATCATTGCCTTCTTGGTCAACGCCAGCAGGTTGCTTCTCTGTGCCTACAATGTAATGGAACAGTGGGAAAAGGTGTTGATACAAGAGCATTTCGACGTTCTCTTCGATCTTTCGAAGAGCTCTGATATCATCTTTTACAGCAGTAGTTACAGGAGTACCAAAGAAGAAACCCTGCTTCCTATCTAGTGTGAAATGAATTACATCTTCTGGCTTGAAATAGACATAGTCACCAGCAGAGGCTACGTATTGTCTCCACTTAACGACCTTATTGTCCTTAACCATAGGCTGCATAGTTGACGGATGAGCAAGAAAATACCCGGCTACTGGCTTGAGTTCCTTCTTACCTAGAGATCGAGTCATACCCCCAGAAGCCTTGGGGTTTCTAACCTTGATCATAAAAGCATTGGAACAAGTAGCCAAGTCCCTGAACACCTTCCGTAAAAGCTGAGTGCTCGAGAGCTTGGTCATGAACTCGATCTGCCGTAGCCGTGTCCTGATATAGTCGATCTGTCGTTTGTTAGGCCCGACAAAATCAAATCCATACTTGAAAGCTAGTGCTGTCTTCTTCTTGATTGCCTGGTTAAAGTAACTTTCTGTATCTCCGATACGGTAAGGCTCTGCTAGATCATACTCTGAATAGATCCAACCCTCTGAGTTAGACATGGATTGAAAACTCTTTAGAGGAGTTCGAAGTTGCTTCTGTTCTTTCAGTAGCTTAGGTAGGGATAGAATCTTGTTGTGAGTTTTCTTTGAGGGTTTCTTAGCATCCTGAGCGACATTGAATGGAGCTCCCGCAGGAGATCTAAACTTACTGATCCTAGGTTCTTTTTCTTTCCGGAAAAGGTCCATTAATGCCACAATATGCTCCTAGCCAAGATCCGTGATCCACTGCTGCAATGTGGCAGAGTCATTTTTGCTGAGCATTTCAGCTAGACCCTTACAAGATACAACTACTTCGGTCGATGCCATCTCCGCCATTTTATCACCGATTGACTTTCTGTCATCTTCGTTCTTCAGTGCATAGCCAGCCATCTCCGCACCTTCATCTCCGAGAATACCTGGAATACCTGTGAATTCATCCTTGAACTCTCGAGCTGCTTCCTTGAGAGCTTCCGTGTCTGGAATGGAGCTCCAAACGATGTTACCATCGTTGTCGCGCTCTACATTACCATTACTAACATCCTCAAAGAAATTCTTCATCTCGTTGAGCAATCCGTCGTAAGCTGCGCTAGGTTCACCACAAGTGACTCTCAGGCCTCGTGTTCCGCCCGCCTCGACATTAACGTCCCATTGCTTGGCATAATCTGTAGCAGCTAACTCGATCATCCATCGTACTGCGCCGATCATTCGTGCCAGAACCATCTTGGTCTTTACATAATCAACCATACTAACATTGGCCTGACCACCCATGCCGAATACTGACTGTAGCGATTCTTTCAGTTTCGTAATCTCTTTCTCGAGCATCTTCCTGAATAGATTTAGGCTTTCAGTAAGATAGTTAAGACTATCGCCAATGCCCTTCTGTCCATCCTTAACGACAGTACGAGCCTTGTTCTCCTGCGGATTCTTGAATGGATCTTTCCTCTTCGAGGTATCACCAAATCTCTTACGCTCATCAAAGATCACTTTACCGATACGATTGACTCCTGGTTTGACATCTAGATTGTTAATCTGTTTGACTAAAGAATCAGCAATACATTTTACAATACCCTTGATCTCGTTTGAAAATCTGGAGATAATCCCCATGACAGCCATCAAGAAAGGAAGATAGAATAGCTGGGCAATCCAATAGTTAGGCAGGAGGTTCATATTCTTGATGCCTTCGGAATTCCACTTAGACATCGAGAATGCAAGAGCTCCTAGTAGAGCAGCAAGATCAGGGACGCATTGGTAAGAAAGGAACTGAGCCAACTGACACATGTCATCAAAGACCGAAGTATCACCAAGTAGACCTAAAATCTCCTGTAAGAACTGTAATCGACTGAGTAGGTCTCCGAGAATTGCTTGTAGCACTTCCAGAGGTAAAGAAGGCCAGCCGAGCGCAAAGTTCTCCATCCGCTTGCCACAAGGAATACAGTCCCTCATCCAGCTAGCAGCTAGACGACCGAACTCCTTCTTGAGATCTTTTGTCTCCTTGCTCTCTTCACCTACTCCGCTATCTTCTAATCCAGCTTCAGCTGCAAACTTCTCAGCAACATCACCAAAGTTCGCATCACCAGCAGTAACAATTTGGTCTAGTAAGATATTGTCAGGAGTAAATGAAGCCTTGTAAGCGTCCATCTCACCCTGCATCATATGAACGATACGAGAGACAGGAACGAAAGCACTCTGTTCTGTAGTCTCGTGATTAGAACCCTCTTCGTAAATAGAGATCAGAAGAGTGGCATCTTGAAACTCTCGTAGTGTAGCCATTACTCAATCCCCAACAGGTCTTTCAGCCCAGGAGCAGCGATATCCAAGATCATGGTAAACAACTGCTTGATCATATCCTCTTGCATAGCATCAAGGTCTGGCTCCTCGAGAGGTGAGGAGATATCGTTGAAATTGATGTCTGGTTTAGTCATCTTCAAGATAGAAGCAGGGTCAAACGCATTCTTGAGATCGCCACCGACAGCATCGAGAATCTTCTCGGGACTCATGGCAACCTTGCCATTGAAATCCTTCATCTGTGTGCCAACAATCTCCAAACAACTCTTGTACATATTATGATTTACGACACCAGTTCTTGTACCGAACAAGCGGAACTCAGCATCTAACATAGGAGTGTTCTTCTTACCAATATCCTCAGCGTTGATCTCATGTCCTCGCAACTTGGCATCTACCTGGATATCTACAACCTTTGCTAACTTCTTAACTTTGTCAGCACCCTCGTAGATAAGGCCGAAGTGATCTTGCTGTTCTAGTGGAACAGCATCATCAGGAATTAGTGACTCTGGCTTATCTCCATCTCCAGTCTGATCGGTGATGATCTGCTTACGTTCGACATGAGGAACGTCCCTTTTGGGGCGAAGGACATCTTTACTTTTGTCATCAAGTTCTGAAGCCACAGGAAATCCTTTCTATGCGAAGTACCAGCCGACATCCATGCGAGTGCCTACTATTTTGAGTTTTACAGATGAGATCATCTGAGCATTAGTGATTGCGGGAATATTGGTTCTCAGCCAGAAAGGAAGGTACGTCTGCAGTCCTCCATCATAGCTGTTAAATTCATTGTATAGATTACCGACAAAGACACCGATACCGACAGCGGCTTGACCCCACTCGTTCTCTGTAGGATGCTTATCGCCAGCCTTGAGCTTCCAATACCAACCAGGAGTTGTCCCAGTAGTATGGTTATCGGGATCATCAAAATAAATCTCGATACCTTGGCCAGCAAGATCCTCATCAGCACCTAGATAAGCATGGACGTTGTCATTGCTACCGAGATAAAGACGAGTATCTAGGATTCCACCCTCAACACCGTCCTGTGTCAAGAGTAGAGGCTTGTCGAAAGAATCTCCATTAGAAATCCGTGCATTCTGTTTAGGTTCTGTGTAGATACCAAGACCTACACTATGATCGACAAGTGCCATATGTCCTCCTAGATATTTGTCCGATGAGGACGACCTCTATCTCCTCCGTAGATTCTGCTTCTACGAACAGGAGCGGGCTTGTCCCTCATGAATCCAGGATGATCCCAAAGCTTCGTACCAGTACCCGAAGCGTGATTCGCTGGTAGGGTTGGATTCATTGGCGACCCTCCTCCGAAATTCGTTCTTCCGCCAGCAGGCTTATGCTGCTGTCGAACATCCTTCCTCAAATTAGTATGCGGTCTAACGATACGGATAGTGGGCATCCCCGGCGTATCTTGTCTAGGCTTCCCACTCCCACCTCTGTCTAGAATAACATTTAAAGGCTCGTCAACAAAGAGAATTTTGTAACTATATTTGGGAGTTCCCAGGATCGAGTACTTCAAAGCAAACGCCACCAGGGCTAGGTTCATCGCATCAATGTCGTGGTCTCCAGCCTGTGTGTTACCGGCTTGATACACGGGACGTCCATTTGCACTTACCTTACCGACGATGTAACCAGCCAACTGTGACTTGATTTCATCATCGTACTGAGACACTTCCATCTGCATAGCCTCGAAGTAGCGGACAGCGCTCTCGACCATGAAGACCTTAGCGGGCTTCTTTACTGGCAGTTTCGTAACAGGTTCAAAGGTTTCAATCTGAGAACCAGAATCGTAAGGTATTACAATATCCTTCAGTCTAGCATCTGCAGTTCCAGGCTTACTCTGATAACCTACCAATCGAAGGATCTCGTCCTGAACGTAGCCAAATCCTTGGTCAATATAGATCCAGGTAGGACTCCATTCTCTGTTAACCTCTTTGACCTTCTCAATAGCAGCCAGCTGCGACCACCCATCTCGAGAGACTGTATACTTTTGGACGACCCTTAACTTCCCGTCTTCACCAGCTAAATTGTTATATCCGATAACTACGATACGAGTGCCAATCTCTCCAGCGTTCCAGTCTACTCCGACAGTATAGGTCCAACCGACTAGTGGCTGTTGATCCTCATACTTGAAGTCCGTAAGAGCAGCATCAATATACTTCTTCTGATAGACACCTGCAGCCTGCTCACCCCAGATGGCCAGGATCTCATGCTGGTAACCGAGCTCAGTTAGACTTCTCTTGAACTCTCTGTCTGTTCGTTCAGTGAAGTTGTCATTAGCGTGGCTAGGATAGTGGAACTCCCGATACATCGGATCGTTCACACATCGATCATAGAATGCCTCTCTTTTACCAGTTGGGGTAGAAGACATCCATACAACTGCCTCTGGGAAGTTGATGATAGTCGCAAGACTCGAATCGATATCCTCACGTACCATAAAATCAGCTTCATCGTAGATAAGGAGGTTTACAGAGTCACCACGGGCTGAGTCTGCATGCTGTGCTGATTTGGTACCAGTCGAAAAACCCACGATACCAGAGTCATTAGACAAACCAATCTCATGGTTAGGGCCACGGACATTACGAATCCGTGATGCAGCAAGAAAGGGATTACTGTTGATGAACTTGTTAAGCCGTCGAAAAATGATCTCCGCCTGGCTCTTGTAAGGTGTCAAAACCATACCGTGGAAATTTTTGTTATTAAACAACAGAAACAATGTAAGTATAGACAATGCCTCAGACTTGCCAGCCTGCCTACCGATACGAGAGACCTTTCTTAAGGAGGTACACTCGAGCATAATCTTCTGATACCAGCGAGGTTCCCAGTTCAGATACTTCTTGGCCCAGGCCAGAGGACTTAGTGATGTTTCTAGCTGATTGATTTGATCATCAGTCATGAACTTGGTAATAGCTTCAGGAAGATGATTTTTGGGTATCCCTCTACACGGGAGCTCCCATTCCTTTGTTTCTTTACTGTATTTCTCGTTATACTTCGCTACACACTCAGTGCAGGTAGGTTCGCATTTATCGAGGTCAAAGGATGGAGCGAGTTGACTCAAAGAGCACCTAGATTAGGCCTTCGATTTTACCCAGCGTCTTGGTGATATTGCGTCCGATATATCTCGCTGAGTTCTTCCCACGAAAACCTAAGATACCAGCTTTACGCGCATTATTCAGACCCTTGAAACCCCCTCCGAATTTCCAAGCAGCATGTCCAGCCCCTAGCATACCACCCTTCATCGCACCGCCAGCAATTGACTCTCGACCTGAGAGAGCTCCATACGCTCCACCAATGCCGGCACCGTACATTACCTTGCGAGTAACGGGGTTAGCCATCCCGAGACCCCAAGCAGCTTTGGCCGTTCCTAGCATCGTAAAGTCCTCCTTTTCAATGATACTCCTGTAACAAAAACTGTCAATATAACGTTACATATGTTGGTACTGAGCCTCCGTTCCCAGAGCTCCCCTGATAGCACCATGACTTCTCTGCATTTCCATCAGAGATCGCTGTCTCATAGTGGCGATATTTCCAAACGGATCCTGGACCTTAGCTCCACCGAACTCCAGACCTCTCTTTTGTCGAGTCTTCTGAGCCCCGTAGTCCAGAGCCTTGTACATCCCATACCCAGCTAGAGCTCCAAGAGCAGCAGCTTCAAGAGGAAGCGCATATGGCCCTAGAGTCTGTAGAACTAATTCAAAGGCAGTCCACTCAGCAGCAGATTTGACACCAGCCTTGGCAGCACCAAAAACACCACCGTGCTGAAATCCTTCGTACATTGCATAGCCAGTAAATGCAGCAGGCAGTGCTGTATGGAGCAATCCTTTGGATGCTCCCCTAAATGCCTGATAGGATGATGCTCCACCCTTCTTCAAACCCTCGTAAGCTGCAGCACGGCCAGTCTCTCCAGACAATCCCAGGAATCGCCAAGAACCCGTGCCGACTCTGTTACTCGCCCCCATGAAGTTTGCGCGTGCTGCTCTTTGCCCGTGCATACTTTTTACGCCAGCATTTTCAAGTCCTTCGGCAAGAGCTACATTTCCACTATAGAAGCCACCTCCAAAGGAAGTACCCTTTTGTCCAAACTCCATTCCAAACGCGCCAAGAAATGCCTGTTTACCGATACGCCCAAACTGTCCTGCTCGAGCTTTAGTTCCAGGAGGAAGACCTTCCCAAATGCCCTGGCCCTTCTGATAGAGAGGGTTGCTCTCTACGTGGGTCATCACCTGCTGTCGCATACCTGGTGTTTCAGCCATTATCTACCACCGTGTCTAGATTGATGGATTTGTAGTGCGTTCTTCGAATGCCCAAATACATGGCAATCCTTACATAGAGTTAATCCATTCTTTATATCTAAAATCAATTCAGGATAATCCTTCTTAGGGTATTTATGGTGGGCATGTAATCTATTCTTCCTAGACTGCGGCTGTTTGCAGAGAAAACAAGAGAACCTATCTCTTTGGTATACAGTCAATCTCCAATCTTGGTACTCTTTGCTGTTATGGAGTTTAGACCATTTGTCAGAGATTCCACCTTTCCACATCGGATGATCTTTACCTCTCTTAGCAAAATAGAGACTTCGACAACTAAAAGAACAGAACCGTTTATTGTTTTTCACTTCATATGGAGCGAGAAGCATTTCTTGTCCACAATATAAACAGTCACGCGAGGTTCTAGGTTTGAGTTTAAATTGTCTACCGACATTATTCCCTGGCTGAAAACCAGCCGGACGACATTTTAGATTATACTTTCTTTTAACAGCATCAAAACAGCCTTCGCTAAGTCCTACTTTTTGACATGCTTCTTTTCTAGTCATTCCTTCTTCATAGTGTCGAACAACCGACTCCATCTGTTTTTCTGAATATGAATGTCGGATCGTCTTCCGCTGGTGAAGACCAAATTTTTGAAGAAGATAGGTTGCGGAACCCCTCGGAATCTTGACGATTTCACATGCCTTATCTCTCGACAATCCTCTTTCATACCATAGAGAAGCGAGTAAAACAGCATTTTCCTTTGTCAAAGACTTACCCATGACGACCCTGGTGGAGGCCTTGCACTAGATTGTCTAACCCTGACTGCTCATACCTACGTTTGTGTAGTGCAGCGTAATCTTTATAATACGAATCACCTGTTCTTCCTCCACCCATCGACTGGTGACCTTGGTCACCCCAGAGCAATCCATGTGTCGCAAAAGCTCCACCAGCACCAACCATTGTTGCTGTAGGATGCTTGGCCATCATGCCTAGAGTTCCTCGTGCAGCCATTCCTACTAGGCCACCAGTCTCCATAACATTAGTACCTAGCGAACCGGCCGTATGGGCTATTCCACCAGCAGCACGCTCTAATATGTTTTTGTCTGCATGAGCAAATGCATACCTATCAAAACCCTCTACCAAAGTCCCAGTCTCGTTAGTTTTGCCTATTTGCCACATACTAGACATACTATTGCCACTCTTATTAACGTAAGGAGTAAGGCCATACATATTCTTGGATTGGTTTAAACTCTTCACTCCACCTCGACCTAAAAGGATTCTCTCTCTAAGCTTGAGAGATCCTCTTACGGCAGGAGGACCACCGGTAATAGCTGTCTGTGGTAGCCAGCCGCCAGTGTAGGAGTGTTCGAAAGCACGTAGCTGACCAGCACCAAATCCACCAGTCTGTTGCATTCCTCGTTTGACCATCATACTTTTAGCAGCACCAGTGATCGCTCTACTTGCAGGGGCTATACCTAGGCCGACAGCAGCGCCAGCAGCAGCATAACCTAAAATACCCTCTGCTCTATTCTCTTGAGTAGAACCATACGCTGCACCAGCTACACCACCAAGTGCAGGACGGACCATGAGATTGGTAGCCCCCCAGTGGGCCATAGCACCAATGCCGCCACCCTTCATACCCCAACGAGTACGACCACCAATCTCACTAATGGTCTTACCTGGACCTAGAAGACCTTTACCTGCTGTCTTGAGTAGTGACCAACTAAGCATAACTCTATTCTACCCCATAATCCTTGAACCTGCGAATCCAGTATGTCTCTGGCCTCCTCGAGGACTACCAGAACCACCATTCGCGGAATTGAACATCATTGCTTGTGCTAATTTCTGCTTCTTCGCCATCTCCATTTTTCGTCTTCTTGGCTTACCATCATCTCTGCTCACGTTCGGATTCTTCTTACCCCAGCTACTAGGGTTACCGTGTGTCTTGGCAAGAACACGGCCCATCTTACTAGCCTTGGAGATCTCTCCACCACGAAGCTCCCCACGCTCGTCTCCCATCTCTGCTAGCCATGAACCATAAGCTCCTAGAGAAAGGTTACGTCCCATTTTGTCGATACGAGTCATCAAGTTGTGAGTAAGAGGACGACCGACAGATTCATTGACCTGTTTCATAGCCTTGTAGCGTTTATACTGCCACAGGCCTCGTCTGTCAGTAAAGGCTGCTTCTTCTGCTTGAGCAGAAGCTTGCCTGTCTATGACGTCCCACTTCTTTTTACCGAAAGGCAAGTTTGTTACTGCACCAGCACGCAAGAGCTCGAGGTTGACGTTCTTTCCTTCTTCATCATAGAGAGCACCTAGATAACGACCGTAGGTCTTTCTTCCAGTCGATACAACAAGCCCCATCCTCTTGTGCTGCATGAGGTTCTTGAGCATCTGTGCAGCTTCTTCACCACCTGGCTGTGCCTGCCAGATACGAACCATGTCGAGTGGGTCATTACTATGGCCTGCGGTCTCAGGAGCATCGATACCGGCAAGACGGACTTGGATGTCCTTCTTGAACATGTTTTGCAAACCGCGACGTTTTAAAACAAGAGTGTCAGCATCATCCACGTTGACAGAGAAGTTGTCGATGTTTACAGCAGTGAGATCTTGGTTGTTCTGGTTGATTCCCTCGATAGTCGCAAGATTCTGCTGGAAGAAGTCAGTAGGACTAAACGAAGCAAGCTCCCCCTGTGCTGCCTTCTCATTGCGCTTTAACTGAGACTCTAGGTCTCGTCGTTCACTCTTATCAGCCCAGGTGCCTGTTCTAAAGGCCAGGATCTCAGGATCAATCTTCTGTCCCATGAGAGACATAGGTAGAGAGTTACCTTGAGTCAATCCTCTCCAACCAGAACCGAAGTCAGTGAGACTCATCCTTAGCCCTTGACCTAGACCACCGTGAGGGAGACCTTCGATAGTATTGAAGTCATCATCGAAACCAGAGAAGAGGTTTGCCCCTAGGACCAGTGCTGCTCCACCAGCTGCGATAGCTCCACCATAACCACGGAACACACTCTTCAGTGCTGAAGCACCCTTACCCAGGCCTCGTCTCGTCGCTCCTTTCTCTACCTCAGGAGCAAAAGCTCCAGCGTTACCAAAGTAAACCTTCTCTGCAGCAGCCTTTTCAGCGCCACTGACAGAGATCCCCATCCCCTCGAGGAGCTCGGGTGTCATAGTAGTAGTTGCAGCAGCGGTCTTGGGATTCATTCTACCGAACATATCGTGTGCTTTGTAGAGTCGTCGCCTAAACCCAGCAGAATCCTCTTCTACGATCTGTTCCATTGTAGACTGGTGACTACCGAACATCTCAGCCATGTTCTTGGTCATGACCTCGATGTCTACGCCGGCACCATGAGCACCACCATGCTGTTTGATCAGTTGATTCTGTTTTTCTAGCCAGCCCTTCTCTAGGGCACCTTTACCCTCGAGCTCTCTGCCCCAGAAGTCGTGAAGCATACCGAGGCCCCAGCCTGCGACCTTTTCTCCACCACCAACAGCGTAACCTCGATACTGTCCAGCAAACTTCGAATATCCTGCAGCATGAGAACCAGTAGCTGCTCCTCGCAACATCTCTATTTCGTCTATGACACCTTGACCCTTGAATGCACCTGCAGCTAGATCCTTGTAGGACTTAGCAACGTCCCACAGCTTCATCCCGCCTACAGCTTCCTTGAATTCTGCTCCAGCCCCAGCACCATAGCCTACTGCGGCCCTATCATAGAGGAATGAGAGGTCGAAGCCTGCACTCGAGCCGAACTTCTTTGCTTCTCCAAGGTTCCAGCCAGCTAACGTACCGCCCTTGTTCTGTTTAAAGGTATCTATCAGATTTCTGATACCCTTAGCTTCAGACTCGAGATTCTTACCTGCTAGCTGTGGTAGAACTCTCTCTTTGGAGAACCCAGTGATACTCTGACCTATTTGGGGAGCTATGAACCGTTCGTTGGTCTTGAGGGCAGCTAGATTCTGTTGCCCCTTGGAGTGGTAATATGAAAGGACTTGGTTGCCACCGGGCGATAGCCCAGCCGCTTCAATATCGAGGAATAGTACATTACTAAGATCCAACTATATTTTCTTGGCCACCGTAGACGCGACCAAAGCCTCCATATCTTCTACAGTAGCACCTGCTTTCAGTGCTTCAATGATTGAGTTAGCAAATGTAGACATATCAGCCATACTGTTAGCAGCATCGTTCTCGTCCCGTTTATTGAGTCCAACCAGCTTTTTCCACTTGGACTCCCGATCCCCTACCATCATCTTCAAAAGCTTAGCCCGTTTATTGGACCTACGCTCCAGAGCTTCGATAATTGGGCTCACCCGGCGTTGGTAGATCGGATCCTCATTTTCTGAACCTATGACTTCCTCGGTAACCAGTGCGGAGTCTCTTTCCTTGGATAGCTGCGCGGTAAGGCGAATCTCCTCGATTTCCAGGCGAACTAGCTCATCAATGAGACTGAGCTCTACTACAGACTCGAGGGACACTTCAAACTCTTCAATATAGAGTTGTTTCTTGTGAGCGATCATAGCGATCTCGATAGGACAGGGGTATGTGAGTGGAGGGCCACCATCAATCTGCCCAGTGATGAAGACACACTTACTGGACATAGGGCACATAGGACCGACACAAGTCATAGGCATGACAGCCGCAGCACCGGTAGAAAGTCCGATCATGTATTTCTGAATCTTCTTGGCGTCAGCTTTGCTAAGCATCCTATCATTCTGGGGAGTTACGTAACCCTTGAGGGCTACGAAGTAGTTCCGATCGATCTCAGTCCCCTCATCAGTGATACCGATACCGCTCAGAGTCACGGATCTGACGGCAGTCTTGGTTTCTCCACGCTCTTCTTCTGTAGAGCGCTGATGTTCTTCTTCTTTTCTACGTCCTCGCTTCAGGGAACGAGCGATGAGTGGAGAAAGGAACTTGGTTTCTTCTTCAGCCACGATTCAACCTCTTCTCTAATATTGTAATCAATTCTGTTAATTCTTCCAGGTCCATGACTACAAACTTGTCTAAAGTCTTGGATACCTTCTCACAACCGTCTGGTTCTGTGTTCTTGAAGTATGTATAGGGTTGGACCCATGACGCAGCGAGTCGTCTACGAAGCTTCTCGAGGAGCTCGAGGTCGTCTAGGTCTTCTGGCATTGCGGTATCTAGAAACTGCAGTCTTATGTCTATTTGTCCCATTCCTTGCCCTCTTGTGTCTTGCCTTGGCTTTTTCGAGTAGATCCTTTAAGGACATGACCGTCAAGGACTTTGCGACTGACTCTTCGTCAGGGTTATAGGATTCCGGGTCCACTGTGCTAATTTTCGGGTTTTCGTAGTCGCCCATGATCCGTCAGCTGGTCGAGGTGCTTAATGACACGTAGCTGAGTTCGGTTGAGCTCTGAATCGATAGTTTGCTTCACGACAGGCTTTACATACTTCATAGCGACTCTCCTTGGACTTGAGGGACGAACTCCATCCTTCTATAGACCAGCACCCAGTTACCCATATTCAATCTATGCTCTGGGGCAATGAAACTCCAGAATGAAAATAAATCCCAAGATACAGGCTCGAGAGGCAACCACTTGGTCGTATCCTTGAGGTATCTCATCTCACAAGTCAATTTAGCTTGCTCGTGTCCAAAGACACCGAGCTCGTCATAATGTCTGTCCACTACCTTGATCTGAACAGAACAACGCCACCCATACATAGTTTCGAAATAGATGATCCAAGAAGAAGTGAGGTCAGACCTGTTTGATTCCATCGTCTGGTTCAATTTCTCTTGGACAATAGGAGTTAAAGGACCATCAGGGGATGTAGGTGTGCCACCAAGTAAGAAAAGGGCTAGGATTGAAGTATAGAGAAAGAGGAGGGAGCGGTTCATGTCTAGAGTGTATCATAGATAGAAGAAAAACTCTATGACGAGGAAATAAGTGAGAAAATTTTGTGAGAATACTAAAAGTCCAATAGGAAATCAAATATATGAATTCATTTAGGGTAGAAAGCGATAGGATTTTGTATAGGTGAAAAATTTAGAGAAAACTGTATAAGGGTACCTGTATAGTATAGTACCCCTAATCATGGCTCTATTCGAGCCCCCGGGGTCAGATATCCGCAATGTAGCAGTGCGATCGCGAGTCTATTATGACTCACCCACATCACAGGGCTATCGGCAATACTGTCTGATAGATGCCCCCTAACTAACCAGTGGTCTTCCCCGACCAATTGACCAACAGGGGATACTAACGCTGACATACATCTCAGTGCATATATAGATACGCATACATACACCATTATGTCGATACACTAGTGCTATTGGATACATATACCTGTCTATGTAGGCATGACCTACTACAGATAGCTTGCATATAGGGCAAGAGAAACACACTGTCATACACACAGCCTCTCACACATGGGCTGTCACCTACTAACAATGAATGTGTAGCCTATAGTGCTCACTGGGCTATGAACAGATGAGCTTAGGTCTGGCATACACCTAACAAGGCAAGTATGCCACCTCACGTGCCTATCACTACACCTATATACTCATAGCTGTACCCACATGTGTACCCATGTGTGTACTGGTGTGCATGTACTGGTGTGTGGTGGTAGTCAGGTGTGGTAGTGCTATACACATGGTACTAGGTACCAAGGAGGATACATGAAGATCAAGCTAGGACACATGCCCCGTATACCCCGCCTCCCCATAGAGGCACTGTTCATGGGCCTAGGCCTACTGCCCAATGAGATACAGGAGGATGAGTACACCTTCGTAGTGACCCGTCCCAGTGGCAACACGGCACGTATCTGCATCATGGGACATACCAACCTGCATAGTGCTGAGGCACAGATGCGTTCGAACTTCAGTGTAGAGGACGTCGTCCAGGTGTTCTAGGTGTACTGGCTTACTACAGAGTAGAAGAAGAGGAGGAGAAAGGTTATGAGCTTCACTATCGTAGAGCAGACTGAGGACATCTATGGTATGCCCAATGGTCGCAACGAGACGTGCAAGGTGTGTGGACAGCGCAACCACGTATCCAACAGGAACGAGATAGTCCGCAGGCCCTGCAACAGCGTCTATCTCATCAAGGAGTGGGATGGCAGCACGGTCAAGGTGCATGTCATGCCTCACAGCACCACTGAGGATGAGGTCGTCTACCAGGACGGTACCAAGCACATCGTGGGACACAGCTACTTCCTGAGTGTCGTGCAGTACAGGTTCTAGTGCTACTAACACCTACCCTATGCCGAGATATGGGTGGGTAAGCCAGCGGATAAAGGGGTGCGAATATACCTAGGCCCCTACCTATATGGTCAAGCTGGAGGTGCTACTCTACTATCATCTACTCTACTAGTAGGTGTGTTTATATGTGTACTGGCTTACTACAAGGAGGATACTGTTATGAAGACGCCTCGTAATGGCTACTGGTTGCACCTCGACAGGCGTGACCACCAGACCAAGGTCGTGGCTTGCCTCTTCACGTCCAAGCTGGGCAAGGTGAAGACAGTAGAGACGTACATCCGCACCAAGGGGTGGGAGCCTGATGCCCTGCCTCGTGGTTGCTGTGCTACCGAGTGGATGCGTAGCTACACGTTCCCCAATGGTACTATGCTCACGTTCTGGTATGACCCCAGCATGCACATCACTGTCACTCCCTAGTTCGCCTATCCTTTATGCCTTCCAGCTGCCACTGTCCTGGTGGTGGTTGGAGGGCATGCCGGGTTTATGGTGAACCCAACTAGCAACGGAGGATACTAAAATGAAGGACATGTATTGGATGTTGGACAACGAAGGTGAGTTCGACCGCGTGGCAGTGGTCTGGCCTACCACGACCGAGGTGATGGACGATAGCAAGCTGGTGGACGTGCCGCGCAAGTACATGACGGCCATCGCTGACTCCCACGTCTACGCCTTCAACAAGGCCATGCTGAAGATGTACGGTCCGTCCGACGCCCTGGACCACGAGGCGAACGTGCGGTTCAACACCATGGTCAAGGAGCAGATCAAGTTCGTGCTGATGGGCAAGCACGGCATCGAGCTGTGTGACACCGCCATCATCCTGCTCGACGGTCTCGTCTAAGGAGGACTAGAATGTCTGACCTGAACAGGAGGAAGGCCAAGATGGAAGTGGTGGGACGTAACGCCCACCATCACAGTGGCAACAACAAGGAGGAGCTCAAGAAGAGTGACAAGTGCGGGTGTTTCTACTGCATGAGGATCTACAAGGCCAGCCAGATCAAGGACTGGACTGATGGAGGTGAGACAGCTCTGTGTCCGTACTGCATGGTGGACAGTGTCATCGCGGATGCCTCTGGGTACGAGATAACCAAGGATCGACTTAGTGATCTGCACACGATGTTCTTCGAGGTGGTGTGATGTCGAAGCTGGAATACGCACTGAACCTGATGGCGAACCTGGCAGTAGGCTTGCCACCGGAACATTTATCAGACAAGGAGGCAGAGGCCTTGGAGGTGCTAGTTCAAATAGGAGAAAAGGCAAAGGCAGTGCTGATCGAACGTGAAATGGACGCAATGTTCGAAAAGAGGGAGGACTCACATGTTTAACGTTAACCAGACCCTGATCGCCCTGTACGACGCCTGCACCACGGACCAGGAACGTGCCCGTGTGGGATCGGCATTCTACCGCAACAAGACCAGCCTGCAGCTGGACAACGAGCTCACGGACGCCATGGAGGAGGCCTGTGACCTGTGTGACAAGGAGACGGACAAGCAGGAGGTCAAGGACATGCAGGCGGATACGATGGACTACATGGAGAAGCTGGGGACGCAGTGCAGCACCCAGGTACTCAGGAACGATGTGAAGCGGATCAAGACGATGCTGGAGGTGAAGTAATGAAAATCCAGAAGCGTGGACAGATTGAGGTCAAGGACGTGGACCATAAGCCCCGTAATGTGACGCGGTGGCAGGAGATGTCGAAGAGGTTCCAGTCTCAGGCAGAGGCCATGGACAAGCTGGGTACCCTGTTCAAGAAGGAGAAGTAAGATGCATAGCAACTACCTGTTCTTCCAGGCTGGTCTGACGGGATCATCGGACCGTATGATCACCAATGACCGTGACAGTGAGCGTATTCGCCCCAAGAAGGGGAAGACAGTCACGCAACTGGACAGTGACCGGATCAAGAAGCAGTTTCTGAAGGACTTCGACCCTAACGGGATGCCGTAGTTCTTCAAGGAGATGATCTATGAATAGCAGTCGAGGACCGCCGCATATGATGGGCGCAGGTGCTAGTGCTGACCGTAGAACAATAACAATTCGATACCGGAGGCTACCACATGGCACTTTTCATTGAGACCGTGAAGCAGAATGGCGAGAACCACAACACGCGCTTCGTGCAGAAGACCAAGAACACCTACGATGGTCCCCGCACGTCCAACAACCGCCCCCTGGTGGGCAGCACCAAGGACCAGGAGGAGGCAATCCTCCACCTCGACAACAAGAAGAGCTGGGTGAGCAAGGACGCGATCCCCCGTGAGTTCAACCTGCGGATCAACCTGCAGGGCATCAAGGACTTCTACGTGAACTCCGACAACGACCACAAGGTCAGCACGGGTGTGATCCCCAACATGACCACCAAGCTGGGGACGTTCAATCCCATCCTGGCCGTGGGCAAGGAGATGAAGAACAAGGCGGGCCACCCCTACATCCTGATCCGGCTCGTCAAGGGCACCAAGCAGGACTTCCTGTCCCACCCCAACTGCGGTGAGGACACCAAGGACGCCCTGGAGAAGGCCGACTCCTTGTTCAAGTGCTTCCTGTGCCCGGCTCGCAAGGGTCAGGTGCTCAAGTCCGCGTTCCGCTACATGGGTCTGAACGAGGAGGCTCTGTCCAAGTGCAAGAAGGCCACCCTCGTGGCACTGGCCAAGAACCTGAGCGTGAAGCTCACTGGGAAGGAGAAGAAGTCGGATCTGGTCAAGATGCTGTCCTGCTAGTGTAATAGTGCAACTGAAGAGGGGTAGGAGGGGTTTCAGTCCCTCTGCCCCTCACTTCTTTCCAATAAATTCAAGGAGATAACATGTTGGACTCGACCAAGATCCGGGAAACTGCCAAGAACATCGTAGACATGGGCATGGAGCTCACCCAGCAGGGACAGAAAGAGGCGGACCACCTCGATGAGAAGGGCTACAAGGACATCATGGGCATGGCCGCTGGCTTCGGTCACACCTGTGCGTTCGTCATCGTCTTGGTGACGTTTGCCCAGGCATGCTGCAAGATGATGCAGGACGAGGACAAGGCAGATCTGGTAGCCCACTTCTGTGCACAGCTGTGGCGTGAGATCACTAGCCTGGCATTCCCCATCGGTGTGATGTGCGCCAAGTTCTTCGAGGACACCATGGGGCTGATCGATGAGCGCATCGAGGCGCGTGGAGACTTTGCTGAGATGACTGCGGAGCTGACCGAGACAGTAAAGGACGATGAGGAATTCTCCAAGGCCCTGGACGACTTCAAGGTGGGCTGGATCAAGATGACCAAGAAGGACAAGGAGGACTAGATGACCCGTGTACTGGCTTGGATCGGTGCTCTCTCATTAATCTATTTCATTTGTTGCTAGGAGGATACTATGGTCATGGATAACATGGCACCAATGTCTCGTGAATGGGGCATCACCATCAACAAGCTCGCTAATGAGCTCGCGAAGGACCAGGAGGATTGCCGCATGTGCGGTCGTCCGTTCATCAAGGTGAGCAGCTACGGTACCGGCTGCTGCATGGACTGTGATCTGAACACCAACAAGGAGGACTAGAGAATGGCTGACAACGACAATGAGAAGACCTTCGAGATCAAGATGATCAACCCCCTGCCCGCACTGGGTGGGTTCTTCAGAGCTCGTGGTAAGCAGTTGAAGAATGCCCGCCTGCGACTGTCTCGTGATGAGGAGGGTAACATCTCCTACACCAAGAAGAAGAACATGACCGAGGAGGCCTACGAACACCGTGCTGATGTCCGTGAACTGCGTTGCCAGATGATCATCGAGGAGCTCTACGAGTGTTCTCATGCTCGCCGGATCGAACTCGAGATGAAGCTCAGTCGCCTGGAGAACGCGGAATAGAGTTTCCTCGTGGGGCATGACGGTTGGAGGTCCGATCCCTCCTATGCCCTTCTTCCTGGTACTATCTATCCACTGGAGGTCTATGTTCAAGAGAAAGAAGAAGAAGAAATCCAAGGTAGAGCGAGACTGGTCGTTCCTATTGGAGGAGAAGACGGGGGCATCGAAAGAAACAGATGTGAAGCTCCTTTTGAAAGGAGGTGCGTTTCTCGTAGTACGCCAATGGCTGGGTCTGTGAGCGCTACGCTCCGCAACTCCCTATCGGTCGTCGCTCCGCCGAACCTCTCAGCTATATATTCTCAGTGCCCCACGTACCGGATGTTCGAAGAAGTGCGCTACGCAATCTAAATCGGAGGATAC